AAACAAAGTAGGTATCAAATGAAAAAACTGTTTGCTTTACTTCTATTCGTACCATCTGCTGCATTTGCTGATATAAAACAAGAGTTTGTTACTTCAGCACAAATTACAGTTGATATGCCTTATGTAGTAACCAACAAGGTAGGAACTACATATTCACTAAGCGGAAATAATATAACTCCATCTGTAACTGTAGGAGACACAACAACATCAGGAAAGATCGGTGGGATCAATGTTGGCTCGTTAACTAATGGCGTTCCAGCGATGATACAAACTGATACCTCGGTTACAAGTGCAGGTTCAGCCTTCTCAAAAACAGAATCGGTAATTATGGGCGATGCTACTCCTTCTACCGTAACTCCTAGTTCGGGGATTGCAGCATTACCAGTATTAGGTGGACAAACTACTATTGGATCAGGCGGTACTGCTGGATCTCTCGCTTTAACGTC